ACCCACTGGCAGCGAGCCGGGGGACGTTATACGGCTGGCTGAAGACACTAAGGTTGATCCGAAGGGTCTTATCACTACAGACAATCAGCCTGTAGGGGCAATCGTTGAAGATGCTTTGAAAGCACAGCCAAAAGATAAGGTAAGACCTGATCCGTATGTGCCAATGCAAGGCCCAACAATTAAGATGCCTACTGCAACAAAAGACGATAGCTACACGCCCATGCAGGGGCCGACAATCAAGATGCCTACTGCGCCAGAGGAAGAGCTTAGCCTTGCCGACAGAGTGGGTCGCTTTATTTACGATAAAGATGATGATGGCGACATATCAATCCTTGGTGGGTTAATCAGGGGGGAACGCAAATCCCCAGAAGAAATAGCTAGGATACAAGCTGAAAAAGACTTTGCTATGGGCAAGGTTCCTGAAGGTTCTTTTGCTGAAAAAGAAGAACAAAGAAGACAGTCTAGGCTAAACAGAATAGCGGAACTGGAGTCTAATCTTGACCAGTTCAAAGCCGATAGAGACACAACCAACCCTAGCGTCCAAAGACAAATCGAAAAGCGTCAATCAGAAATAGATAGGCTCAGGGGAACTACAGAGCAGCAAGGACAAAAGTCTCTAGACTCTAGCGCACCGCCTTCGCAAGCAGCGCCGACTGAAAAACAAGTTGACGATGCCCAGCAAACAGCGCAAACAACACAGCAACAGGCTGATCAATACATAGCGGACGCTAGAAAAGCCCGTCAAGAGGGGCTGATTACCAAAGAAGATTTAGCCAAGAAAGAAGCTCTAGGCGCTGCATTGATACAGCTTGGTGCGGGTATTGCTAAGGGTGACTTTGCAGAAGGCCTTTCTAAGGCTGGCGTTGCTGCACAAGATGTGCGTGAGAAAGCTCGTGACAGGGCTGTAAGGTCTGATTATTACGAGTACTTGAAAACCAAACCTTCTACAACGGGCCTTACCGCTTCAGGTCAAAATTATCAGCGGCTGTTAAAAACCGTAAACACAGAGCTAGAAAAAGAATTTGGCAAAATAAACATAAACATGATGTCTGAAGATCTTCAGTTGGAGTATGCAGCTAGGCGTGAGCAGTTATTGCGTGAACTCGCCCCTCAATTTCAGTTAGGTGATGCTGATATTGGGCCATCACTCGTAGACCCAGTGCAAGCGGCAACGCAAAGTGCCACTCCGGGTGGCATAAACTTCGGGGATATGCAGTAAAGAGATGGATGTAACTCTTCCAAATGGGCTTGTTGTATACGGCGTTCCTGAAGGAACAAGCAAAAAAGATCTTGCCGAAAAGCTTATAAGAAACAACATAGCAACCGCTGATGAGCTAGGCTTTGATCCGTTTGAGGATGAAAGGACTGCATCAGGCCAAGCTTTTGAGACTGCTAAAGGGATAGGCCGTGGCTTTGCCAATGCGTTTTTGTCTGCTGGTGAAGGTCTAGCTGAGCTTGCTGATGCTGGCACCAACGCGATAGGCCTTGAGGATTTAATAGATAGTGGCGATGAGAATGATCTAGTACGCGCTGCTAGGGAAGGCCGTGCCGCAGTTGACGAGGCGATGGGCGCTGATCTCGCGTACAGGGATCAGTGGCTCACTAAGTTTGGTGAAGGTGTGGGTTCTTTTGCCTCGTTCTTTACCCCTGCTGGAGCAATAAAGCTTGCAGGCATGGCAGGCAAGGGCATATCCGCAGCAAAAGCAGCAAAGGTTGCTGAGATTGGCGCTACCGGGGCTTTGGCCGTAGGTACAGGTGCTGGTGATCAAGCTCAAAGAATACAAGCGGCTCGTGATTCAGGTCTGGAAGTGTCGGAAGACGAAGAAGACTTGTCCGTTTTGCTTGGTGGTGGCGTTGGTTTATCTGAGCTTATTGTTCCTCAAAGATTATTAAACAGGCTTAGAGGCCTTGAGGCTGGTAACAAACTGCCTTCAGGCATAAAAGAAAGACTTTCTTCTGCTCTTAGAACGGGCAGCGTGGAAGGTATACAGGAAGTTGCTGCAAGTATTGCTCAAGACGGTATTGAGCGAGGCGTATACAACGAAGCTTTGGAAATAAATGGCGGCAGCTTGATGGATGATTTCACCATCGGCGGCGCTGTTGGTGCGGGTGCAGATCTTGTTATTAATGCTGTGGCTGGTAGGCGCAATAAGGGAGCCTTCCAAGCCGCAGAAGAGGCTGAGGGCAAGCTTAGAGAGGATTTGCAGGACGCTCAGGACGCAAGGCAGCGCCTTCTCTCTGGTGACTTAGCTATACAAGAAAGAATAGACGCTGAAGCAGCACTTGACCGCCAAGCTGCAAATGAAGCTCGCAGGGCCGCTGGTGAGGCACCTATAGATCCATCCCAAATAGCGCCTCCTACAGGCAGGGCGCTTACATCTAAGTTAAAAACCCCATCAAGAATTGTTTCTGTAACCGCGCCTAATGGCGAGTCATTTCAAGCAGAGGAAAAGACCAGAGTAAGAAACAAAGGGAAACCCACAGAATCCGTCACGACTTACATAGAAGCTCCCGGCGGCGGTGAAGTAATAACCTCAGTCAATGGTGTACCGCAGCAATCTGGATTCCAAATCACCACAGTTGCACAGCCTACTGAGGGCATACAGCGTCGATATCCCAAGCAACCAATGCTTGCATACGCACAATCAATTCGCCAAACAATGGGCGACAACTTCCCATCAGCCGACAACACGTTCACTGTTAAGTTGCCAGAAGATTTTGGTGGTGTAGGCGCTAGTACCACACAGCTTGACGCTCAAGGCGTCCCTGTATTCACAGTGCAAGACAGCAACGGTCAGCAATACGGTGTGCCTTTACAGAACTCTGAAGATGCATTTGCTCTTGCTGGGTTCCTTAACGATGAAATGATCAATGACAACGTGTTCTCTGGTGGAGACGCGGTGATCACATCATCACCAGAATCATACGACGCCGATCAAGAATCCTCGTTGCAGGCCTACAACTTTGCTGCAAATCACCCTGACTCAAACACATATAGCTCGGTTGCCGTAGACAGCGCAGCCGAGACAACACAAGACCGTGGCTTTGATGAAACAGCCGACGTTAAGGTGTTAATGCAGGACAGGGTTGGCCCCACCAAGATGACAGCATCTCAGCGCATAAACGCCAAGCGTCTGCGTCAAGGACTGCCAGTAACAAACACGTTCACGATTGAAGAAGTCAGAAGCGTTCTCAAAGAAGATCAGCTATACAACCTTAGCGATACACGGGTGAATGGCTTACCTGAGACTGAAACGTACAGGGCTGGCCTAAGCAAAAACAACAACCCGATAGTGAAGAGCAGTGCTGGTGAGATTCTGCAAGGCAGGCCTCTGACCACCCTAGAAAAAGACGCTGCAATCAAAGCAAACCCGAAAAAGAAGCCACCTAAGCTTGTTAAGTTCAAGACAGAAGCCGACGCTAGGGTCTACGCAAACCAACTCAACAACCGCACAGGCAAAGCTGCTGTTGAGAAGGGTGTCATGCGTAATGTTGACGCCAACTTCCAAGAGATGGAGCAGCTTCTCAAAGCTAAGAACATCACATCAAAAGTAGGCTCTCCTGAGATCAAGTATCTTGCAGGCAGAATACTAGGCAAGAAGACCATCAAGTCGGTAAACGATTTGTCATTGGCTGAGTCTAGGTTGTTGTATCAAAAGCTCAGATCGTTGCCACGGTTTGACAAGCCGACAAAGCTTCCTACTTTCAAGCTTCCCAAGTACACAGGCGCTCAGTTCCGCGCAGCATCAAAGACGCTGCAAGAAAACCCCAATGCAGGCGAGGTTGTTCTTGCTAATGCTACTGGTATCAACCCAACAACACAGCAAGGTGCTGCCGCTTTAAGCGATCTAAAGGCAGACCTAGCCAAGCAAGGTGTACAGGCTGCTCCAGCCGTTGAAGCGGAGCCTGTTGTAGAGCAAGAAGCCGAGGTATTGGCGCTGCCTGCGCCAGCGGTAAATGTTGACCGATTACGCAAAGCTATTACTAAAACAATGAAAGGCTTTGGTCTGAAGGATATGGGGCTAAGCCTTGATTACGCTCTAAGAACTGCGGTCAAAGACGCTGATGGGAACCTAGTCTACGGCATACGGCCCCGTCAGGGCGGCGATATAGACAGCATGGTTGTTGGTGGCGAGTCTGTAACTCTAGACCCCAGTCGTGAAAAGACTCAACTTGTGAGGTCTGATGAGATTGATCCAGAGGGCAGGGCTGAGGCGTATTACGACCCGACTATAAACACTATTTTCTTGTCAATAGACAAAGTCATGGCAGATCCCTCTATGACCGAGGCTCAAGTGGAGGCTGCGCTGCTTGAGATACTAGATCACGAAATGATTCACGCCATGCGTAAGCTTGATTTGTTCACGAACAAAGAGTGGAGCTTGCTTTCTAGGGCTGCTGCAAACAAAAAGATGCCAGACGGCAAGACGTTCCTGAAATGGGCGCAAGACAATTACTCAGACTTATCGCCTGTTGATCAAGTAGAGGAGTCTGTTGCCGAGTTAGTAAGGGCTGCAAGAAAAGATCCCAAGTTGCTTCAGGGCAAGCCCCGATCCTTGGTTGAGCGTATAGCTAGATTCTTTAGGAACATGGTGTCCAGCCTCAAAGGCGAGGAGTTCAACACGTTCAGCGAGGTCATAGGCGGCATAGAGTCTGGAGCGGTTGGCGCTAGAGAGCGCGGCCAGATACGCACGCTTGCTCAGACGCAGAAAAGAGCATCCAGAAGGTTAAAGACCCTGCAAGATAAAGGCGCTGTTGTCACTACAGGCGAGGACGCAGAGCGTCCCGTGCCCACAGCAACAGGGCAAACCATTGCTGACTTTGAAGAGGGTGAAGTGGTTTCGTTTGCAAGAAAGCCAAAGGAAAACAAGCTCAATGAGTTTGAGTCCGAGGAGACAATCGACACCGAGCCTGTGCAGCCTCCACAAAAAACAATAAAGGCCTACAAGCTTTTTAGGATAAAAGGTGGAGACACATCGAAGTTGTATCCTCTGTTTGTTAACGCAAATACTCCTGTGGAAACGGGCCAGTGGATAGCAGCAGAGGTTGGCCCTTTAACTGATAAAGGCAAAGTTAAATCTAAAATAGGTCAGCTTGCGTTTAGACCCGGATGGCACGCAGGAGACTTGCCTCAAGCTACTCACATAGGCGAAGGAGGCACTCCCGGCAAGCCTGAGTTCAGGCCTAAAGATCAAGTATGGGCAGAAGTAGAATTTCCTGCTGACATAAACTGGCAAGAAGAAGCAAACAAAAGAGCAAAAAGAAACAAACAAGGCGAGATAATAGCAAGAACCGCTCAAATTACTGACACAATCCCAGAGGGCGGTTTTTATCGGTACAAAACAAACCCAAACATGACTGGAAACTGGCTCATTGGTGGAGCAATGAAGGTCAATAGGGTTCTTGGAGACTCAGAGGTTGCGGCAATAGACCAAGCCGCTGGTGTATCAGACCTTCCTAGAAAGTTTCCAGATGAAAGCCCTGTGGCGTTTTCTAGGACTCCGCTGTCCCCTATGGGCGAGGCGGAACGCCTTGGTATGACAAATACTGACTTGTTACCAACTAGTGAAGAGTTGGAGCAGATGAAGAACAACACCTACAAGCCTGAGAAGAAAAGAACACTTGCTGAAGCGGCGCAGCTTCTACAGGACAGGTGGGAGGCTGCGACAGGCAGAACAGAGCCTTTTGAGTACACAGAAGAAAACATTGGCATCTTATCTGACATGCTTGCCACTGAGGCAATGGTTGCTCTAGAGAAAGACGGCAACGCTATCGGTTGGTATGACCGAAAGATTAAAGCAGCAAAAGAAGTGATGAAGGCTGTCGAGCCTAGAATAATGCAGTCGCCTGAGACAGAAGCTGTGTTTGATTTTGTTTTAGCTGTTACATCCAATGGGCAGGCTGTTGTAGATAACTTTTCAATGGCTACGGACATGTTCCGCTTCTACATGGACAAAGGTAGGCTTCCAAAAAACAAAAAAGAATTTAACAAGGGCGGTGAGCGTAACAACGCAATGCTTGAGGCGTTCAACTTCCACAACGCTTACGAAGCAAGCGGTCAGAACATGCGCGTTGCCGACTTCTTAGACGCTGACTTTACAGTTAACGAGCTAAGGGATATGGCTAAGGCGTTCAACAACGAGGTTGGATTTGAGGCTATTAAGGTTCCGGGCGCTGAGGGCGTTGATGTTCAAGTCAAAGGAAGCTACATCCTTGGGCCAAAGATAGGTCAGGGTTTTTACCAGAACATTCGCGGTAATTATGATCCGCTTACTATGGATATTTGGTGGATGCGTATGTGGAACCGCGCTGTGGGACGCCCATTCGCTGCCCCACCAGACTTAGCTAAGGCTCGCGGTGAATTGATCCCAATGATCGACAAGGTTGGTGGTCTTCCGAGGACAATTATAAAGGACGCCTTAGAGGGTTCTGACCAGCCCTACAGCGAGATCGTTAAAGACCCGTACCTGTTTGATGAGTTCATACAGTCTGTAGAGCGCAGGTATCAGCGTTACTTCAAGGACTATAAGAAGGAGCATGGGGTTAACCATGTAAAGCCTGAGATATTCAAGAAGACAGGCACGTTTGTTAAGAACCTGAAAAAGCAACTACAAGCCACGCCTAAAAGCGGATCAGAGCGTCAATACATGCGCGAGGTTACGGCTGCTGCTAGAGAGCGCCTGTCTGAAGCTGGGTATGACATAACCACCGCCGACTTCCAAGCGTTGATGTGGTATCCTGAAAAACAATTATTCAGAGCGTTAGGCGTTCAACCCGGACGGGGATCAGACAACGACTACTTAGACGCTGCTGAAATACTGGCCGAAAAAGAGGGAGTACCCCGTGGACAAGTTGAAAAAGCACTCAGGGACGCAGACAGACAACGAGCCGTCGATAGTCGGTCAGGTGCCAGAAGGCAAGATGGATCTGTTCGTCAAGATGATTCAGGATTCGATGCGGAAGAAAGCCCAGCGTTCAGCAGAAGGCCAGAAAACCTAGCCAAAGAAGTCATCGGTCAAAGTGAAGTTGACCGTGTAGTAGAGGATAACTTACAGGTAGCCGAAAACAGGCCAGTAAGCACAGTTCCTCGCTTCAACCCCGGCGCAGACCCATACGCTCAAGCTGTTGCAGCTAACCCTGACAAAGGTCAGGAAGTTCCAGCGAGCGAAATGCCAGCCTTTTCTAGAGCAAACGCCCCAATAATTAATCCACTAGATCAAGCTGCTTTAGACAATGTGGTCGCAGAGCTACCTACAAACACGCCGGGGCAGACCTACTTAAACGTCTTGGATCAAGGCCCAATAGCACTCAGCCTGACTCGACTCAAACAAAAAGCAGTCAACAAGTACGCACAACTTGAAAATTATCAGGGCGTGCTTGGTAATTTATTAGCTGATTCTTCGTCAATAGCTGCCGCACTCATGGCTGACAGAGCAAACGCCATCACTGCTGCGGCGTTGCAATACGGTGTTCCGGTCTACACAGGCGGCATGACTAAGGTTGTTGACTTTGAACACACCAACAGTCGAGGCGAAACCAAAAAGCTAAGCGGTCTTATTGACCTAATGTCTATGCTGTACACAAAAGAGCATGGATCTTTGGAGCAGTTAGCTCAGGCTTACTCAATAGCTAAAAGGGCTGAGAGGCTAAAAGCGAAGGGCATTGATGTACCCGGAACCCCGGCAGACCACGCGGCAAACATAGCTACAGCCGAGTCATTCTTGGATGAGAACGGCAACTCAATTATCAAGGACTGGTACGACGCTTGGCAGGACTACAACGGTTACACCGTTCAGTTCTTGCAAGACACAGGTGTTGTTGACCCAGAGACTGCTGAGATGTGGCGGGATCAGTCTGACTACATACCGTTTTATCGCCAAGTAGAAGGCGCTGAAACGCCAAATGCGCCGAATATATTCGGAGGATTAACTGGCAGCGCAGACCTAAAAGCCATCAAGGGCAGCAAGAAAGAGATCAACGTGCCCATGTTGGAAGCCATATCAATGAACCTTAATGCGGCCATAAGCATGGGCATGAAGAATGTCGCCCAGCAACGCATTGTCAGGGACATGAGAAATCTTGGTCTTGCAAGAGAAGTTAAGCCGGGGCAAAGAACCACTGGCGAGGCTGTTGTTACGTTCAAGGTAGACGGCAACCGACGCAACTTCATCATTGATGACCCGTTAATATATGAGTCGTTAACTGTTGAACCCGCTGGTGGGTTTGAGCAGCTTATATCTAAGACTGCTGGACTCCCTGCACGATTACTTAGAGAGATGGTTACACGCGAGCCGGGGTTTGTTATCGCAAACATGCTTAGGGACTCTCTGTCTGCGTTTGTAACGTCAGGATCTAAGTTTACGCCCGTCATTGACACTATTTTTGGCTACGCACAAGGCATGGAAAAGCTTGAGCGGACTGGCGTTGTCGGCGGTTATGACTACAAGAACGACCCAGAAAACATTGGCGAGTACGCAGGGAAGATCCTGCAAAAGAGAAACAAGAACGTAAAACAGAAAGACCCTATCTTTAAGTTCTTTATTGGCGCTTGGGATGCTATGGGCCAAGCGACCACAAGGTCTGACGCTGCAACGAGAAACGCGGTCTATAAAGATGTTCTCGCTCGCACGGGCAACGAAGCTGAGGCAAGCTTTCAAGCAATGGAGGTTCTTAACTTCGGGCGTCGAGGTAGCAATGTTGGAATGCGTATAGCTACAGCCACAATTCCATTCTTAAACGCAAGACTTCAAGGATTGGACGTTCTATACCGAGGCCTATCAGGGAAGAGTAGCGCAAACAGAGAGCTTTCTAGGGGTCAAGCAGCTAGGAGTGCGTTTGCAAGAGGCTCACTGATAGCCGCCAGTACAGCTATTTACTACGCAATGTTTAGCGATGATGAGCAGTACAAAGAACAGACAGAAGAAGTAAAAGACAATTACTGGATTATACCTACAGCGTCTGGTGTGCCAGTCCGAGTGCCGATCCCGTTTGAAGTCGGGTTGTTGTTCAAGACTTTGCCAGAGCGCATCATAGACTCATACAACGAAGGCACTACACCTAGAGAAGCCCAGCAATCTGTTCAGCGAGCCGTATTCGGAACACTTGGCATTCAGCCACCGCAAGCGATCACGCCGCTCATAGAAGCTTACATGAACTACGACCTGTACACAGGCCGACCTGTTACGCCAGTGTTCATAGAGGGCAACTTAGATCCACAATTCCAAGAGCTTGCATCCACCAGTGAAATCGCCAAGAACATGTCGAAGGTCGTTGGTATTAGCCCGATAAAAATAGATCACTTAATGAACGGATACGGCGGAACAATCGGCATGTACGCCTTGGGCATTTTTGATTACGCGCTAAGAGACAGCTATGTGCAAGGTGATAACAGGGCTGTTCTTGCGGGTAAAGATGTTTCTCAGTACCCAATTATCAGACGGTTCTTTGGCTCAGAGTTCGGCGGTGGTGCAAAAGAAGACTTCTACGAGATGTGGGACTACATTAAGCGCGTAGAGCAAACAACTAAAAAGCTTTATGAAGACGGCAGGACTGATGAGCTTGAGAGTTATCTCGTTAATAACAGACAGTTCTTGGGGCTGAAGTCTCAATTGCAGCCTACTGCAACGGCGCTATCCGACCTGCGGAATCAAAGAAGGGCGATATTAAAAGCGGATCTAACAGCGGCGCAAAAGCAAGATGCTATAAAGCTGATAAACGAACAAGAGCGTTACTACTTACAAATTGTTCCTCAGCTTGAAAGATACATTCAGCTACCCACCATCACTGAAAAAGTCGCAGACAGGATATCGTCACTTATATAGGCCGCGTCTCGACTTCTGGCGGCTTACGCGAACATTACGCAGCACCTTCAGAGACAGTCCTTCTTCTGTTCGTCGGACAGTAAAGCCTTTGCTAAGAGTCCCATCTCTGTCTGTAACGTAACCAAACGGCACCTTTTCAATCTTGCCGCCACGGGCTAGGAATTCTTCTACGGTTTCTTTATCGTCCATCTAAACCCCCAAGTACTTGTACCACTTGCCTTCACCCTCAACATCAATCAGGCAGTAACGCTGGCGCACGTTATAGATAGTCTGCACTGGCACCCCGACCTCGCCAGCTATGTGCCTTGGCTGAACACCTTTGTTTTGTAACAGCAGTATCCGCATGATCTGAGACTCCTTCACTGGTGGACGCCTGTCTTCGGGTACATTGTTCTTTTTAGGCTTAGGCTTCTTCATGTAAGCCTCTTGCGATCTTATTGCTTGTACGAATTTATTCATTGTCGCTTCCCGTTGTCTTTATCGCTCTTAGGGACTTTGACCGTATTGAATGACAGGTGAATGGTTTTTCCATCGACCACTATGGTGCTTTGTCTCCAACCAATTGGGCGAAAAACATAGTCCTTTGGGACTATAAAAATATCTGATGCACTGCTCATAAATAACCTCCATTGAAGTCCCGCCTTCGGCCACCCTGACGGGAAAGGGTTCGCAATCCTTTGCCCTTGACCTGAGAACGGAGTCGAGGCAAAGGGAGCCTAAAAAGTCCCGCCTCCGGCTCCACCGGACGGGAACGGTGATGGAGGGTGTGATGAATACCCTGAGCCAATTAAAGTTCAGTTGTGGCAGATGACCCGATTGGTGGTGACTCGGCTAGTCAACCGCCGCTGCGATCCACACTTCATCGGGCCTCTTTGTATTGCGGGAGATCAAGATCCCATGTTGGAGAGACTGATGCTGCCACTCACCTGCCCTTTTCTCGCAGTTATAAATCCTTAAACCTTTC